ATCAACGCATGCACGATTATAAACTCATCCAAGCGGCCAACCTTCGGGATGCCGTTGGTGAGGGTATGATTGCTCATCCCTGGAGTAGGTTAATACCTATCATGGGAAAGCGAATCAAGGTATATGGTCAGGACGGTAGTCCAAACGAATATACCTATGATGGTAATAAAATTATTTATTACTATCATATTCCATCGGGCTCTCTTCTATACGAGAAGTATAGGGGATGCTCCATTAGGAGCAACCCTTGGGAGGAAGATGGAAAGTTCTTCAAAGACAAGCAAAAGCTTGGCTTGAAGAAAATCTTGACCCAGTCCATAGGACTTGGAAAAAGATTAGTAAACATACTGATCGATAGACCACGTGTGCATTACTTAAGGATTGAGGACTTCATAGCTGGAGTCGTCGATTCCTTATGGACCGCCAATGAACTAGTGTTCATCAACGGTTCAGGAGACCAACTGCTCATTAAGCAGTTGGTTCGGAAGATCTTTTCTGTTGGTTGTTTCAACAAACTAGAATTGATCTCGCAGTGGAAGGAATGGACCAATTGGTTATTCCAGACACTGGCAAGGTCTGAGACTCTCAGACCTCTTAGTGGTTTAAAATATAATAATATCTTTAAATTACTAAATAGGGTTTCTTACATTGCAGATATGCTACGTAAAGATACTCTAAGTCACCTAGAAATGCAATTTCTCGGTCACTTAACTTCTACTCGTCAAATGCCATATATGGGTACTGAGACGGAGAATAAGGCCCTTAAAGACTTCAAAGAAGTACTTCAAAGGGACTTCACAGTCGAGCCCGATCTCATTAGAGAAATGGGCTTAGCTGCGAGGCGCATAGGCGGAATGTGTAGACACATTAGACCTACGCCTGTACCTGACGGTAGTTCTCACATATCTGTGACTTCATCAGGTGAGTTTGATCACACCATAAACTGTGGTGGACAAGCTGGTGCCGTAATGGAATCTATTAAGAAACATTTAACGGTTGTACCAACGGAGGACTCAATAGAGATAACTCCATTTGGTAAAGTGTTCCACAGAGAGGGAATCCCTATCTGGAAAACACTTTTTAGGGATCCTTATAGATTGGCGGAGCTAATCGATAAGAATTTCCTAGACCCGGTAATTGGGGGACACCCCAAAGACCAGGTCGGTCGGTTTTATGGTCTAGACGATAGTCTAGGTCAGCAACTGATGTATGTGGCTTGGAAGGATAGTACATCCTTACCAATCCCCATAAGGGCCGAAGTTGTCCCAGAAATGGGCAACAAGGCTCGTTTTGTAACGTTGTCTCCCTATTGGGTTAATATGTTACAAGCTCCATTAAGTCATTATTGATTGACTGTTTGAAGTTCCATCCCTCGGTGTTTTCATCATTTCACCGACAGGATCAGGCTTGGGCTGCTGCCCAGTCCATGGGTCGACTTTACAATAGTGAAGAGGGACCCAAAAGCGTTTTATCAAGCGACCTCAAGGACGCTACAAACGCTCAACAATTTGAGCTAACAAAAGTTATGCTTAAAGAGTTCCTAGTGGGCTTTGGAGTACCAATAACCCCCTATGTAGAGCTAGTACTAGGCCTTATCGGGCCAAGGCTAGTTCTGTTCCATGATTATGAATCGGTTGTAACAACAACTGGTATAATGATGGGAGAAGCAATTGCCAAACCTAGTCTGACGTTGCTTAATCTATGTATTGAGGAATTAGCATTCCTACGGTACACAGATTCTACTGATTTATTAACCAGTAATTGGGCTGCACCTTCAAGATATTGGAGGTTTGTCCATATCGGCGGGGATGATCATATATTATATGGACCCGTCGATTACCTAAGATCGGTGACGAAACTTCACCAATCTGTCGGTAGTATCATTTCGGAAGAGAAACACAGTATCTCAAACGTTATGGTAAAATATTGTGAGAGAGTCCTAAATATAGGTAACTTACAATATAGGAAGGCCTTTGATTTTAACCAACAGGATAAGTCCATAATAGTGGACAATATAAAGGTCAGACTTCTTGAGCGTGGCCTATCGACCATGCAGAAGAAGGATAACAAGAATACGGCTATCGGAAAATCCGGCCAACTTGTTAAATCACTCGAGTGGCTAGTCAAAGATGATATACACTGGAGTGAGGATAAAGTCGTCTCTATTAGAGACTTGTTTATCGCCAGGATGGGTCCCCTACTTCCTAGTAGGAACACTCATCCGAGGGCATTTGCAGCAATTATGCTGCCAATGTCTGTAGGCGGGTTTGGTCTCGGACTAAAGTCCGAAATTGATGGTTTAGTAAACCAACTACCAGATCCGCATAAGTGGCTACTATGCAAAATGCATATGGGCCACTCGGTTGCGAAAGATTTACGGAAATTCCGTAAGCTTAACACAACCTTATCTGTTCGAGGAATTAAAAGTATTAAAGAACTCGAAGAGAAAATCATTAGCCAGTTTGAGGACTATCCCCAAATGGTTAATGCCCAATCCAGAAAGGACGCTCTAGCGCCCTTTTGGGATTCATCGGGGAGAAATCCCCGAAAAGCTGAAGAATTAGCAGCAGAAGCTGGAATCCTTAGCTTTTCAGAGTTTGCGAAGAGGGCTACCAGAGGTAATCTCTTTCAAACTCTACTCCTCGAGACCGAAAAGATATCTCAATTCGGGACGAGGACATTCGTCCAAGCCTACCATAAATTATGGGGCGAGTGCGAAGAGGATGGTCTTAATGTCTATAGACACTTTGAACTTCCTACGACCAATATTTTGAAATTAATAGATCAGAGTATTGGTCAGCAGTGGTTTTTTGATATTAATCAAGAAACTGCTGCTGATATAGGACCTTACTGTGAAGTAGGAGATCCCGATGAAATCTTTGATTTCATCGATACAACGTATATTAAAAAATATACGATGGGTTTCCCCAACCTAGTGGTTGGAAAGTCCTTTATTGGCTTGGCTACAATGTAGATAAGTCATCCCGAAGGTAGAAATACTCACGTATTTATATCTTTGTAACCTCACCAACGCGC